TTTATTACTTTGCAATGGCTTTGCTTAATATTGGCAAACCCTTTACATGTATAGGCAACTGGTTCTGGAAAAAGCACAGAGAAGTGCTGGATTGGAATAAGTAATGCCTGTACTTGCTGGCGGCTCAAAGTTTCGTACTGAAATTGTAGAACTGTCTACAACAAACAAGACAACTGTGTACACTGTACCTGCAAACTTCTCTTCCCATTTAGAGAACTTGTTTGTAAGTAACAACCACACAGGTAATGTGACTTTGAGTTTGTTTTTATTTCACGCTATTGATAACACAGAATATACCCTGCTCACTGCACATAATATTACTGGCGGTTCATATGAGTCTGTCTTTACAGTAGACAGACCTTTGTATTTACAGTCTGGTGATATTATCAAATGCACAGCAGGTACAGCAAGCAAGCTAGTTATTACCACAGCATGTGAAGAATTTTTTGATCCAAATTCGTAGGAGATAGGAGATGTTACGTGTCCCTAAAAAACCCCCCGCTAAAAAGAAAACCACACAAGTTAGAGCGAAAAAGAAACCGACTGGAAAGGTTAGCCTTTCGCAAGGGGGTGCGCCTAAAAGCAAGTCAAGAGTTAATGAAGCTGGCAACTATACTAAGCCCGGAATGAGGAAGCAACAGTTTAGTCGTATCAAGGCTGGCGGCAAAGGTGGTAATCCGGGTCAGTGGTCTGCACGTAAGGCGCAGATGTTAGCCAAAGCATACAAGTCTGCTGGTGGCGGTTATAAATCTTAGCTATTTAATGTTTTGTGTAGTGATTGCTACACCAGATAACATGCAGGTTAAACTATACGGCGAGAAGGAATGGCTTTCTAAATGCCACGTAGCTGTAACAGAACACGGCTTTAATAATCCCAAAGACCGTTGCTTCTGTGTAAAAATGGATGATAAGGATACTTAATGCCACCACGTAATCATAAAGACTGGACTAAAGAACCTAAAGTAGAACACATAAGTTCACTTATATATTCTGACCATAGTTTGTATGAGCAGGAACAGGAAAACATATTCTCTAAAGTGTGGGTTCCTATCTGCCATAAATCTGAATTATCACAAGCAGGTAATTTCAGAACTACTTCCGTTGCGGGGAAATATGTAATAGCTATAAACAATGGTGACTACATTCAAGGATATATTAATACAGGTAAATACACTACTCCTTCTGGGTCAATGTCTCGTGTTGAATTTTTAATGGAAGACTTTGTAAAACTTCATACGGAAATAAAGCATGGTGGCATGGTCTGGATTACACTAGACCCTAATCCGACACAAAGTGTAGATGAGTGGACTGCTGGTGCATTTGATTGTATAGCTGATGCCATCGACACTGAAGAGATGGAAGTGTTTCACTACCACAAGGCTGTAATAGACACTAACTACAAACTGTGGCACGATACTAACTCAGAGTTCTACCACGATTTTATGCATTACTTCAATCGTGTGTCAGGATTTAACGATGAGTATTTCGCTAGAAAGAATATCCCTTTTGATAATGGTCATGTTAACGTTAGCAGCTTTACTGTTAACTATGAAGAGTATGACGGATTTGAGGATAGGGGGGAGTTATCTTTTCCCAATCTGCCGCCCAACCAGTGGTACATGGTTGACTTATTCCCCGGCTATAACTTTAACCTACGTGGCAGTGCCTATCGCAGCGACAGTGTAACACCACTAGGACCAAACAAAGTGCTGATTGAGTTTCGTGGCTATGGCTTGAAGAAAGATACGCCAGAAGAACGACAGACACGTATCAAGCATCACAACTCTATCTGGGGGCCATTCGGTAGGAATTTACATGAAGACTTAATTGGTGTAGCAGGTCAGGGTACAACTATGCGGGAAGGCACAGAACCACGTAACATTCTACACGGTAGACATGAGAACGGCACAATACATGACGAAGTAGGGATGAGACACTACTATGCAGAATGGAGTAAGTGGATGGGTCTTGAAGCAAGCAGCCCAAAGAGTTTGGCAGCGTAGCATGGAAGAAAATAAGAAACCTATATCTTTAGGCATCAATGAAAATAGTTTTGAACTTATACTGAGGATACTAGGCAATGAGTTTATTGCTATTCGTATAGGATCAACAAACTTTAGCGGTAAGCTAATAGCTGGTAGCATTCTTCTATTGTTCTTTACCTTTATGCTGCTAGAAGTATTTGGATTATCTAGGGTACTAGGTATTGAATAATGGCTACCAAGCTAAGTGAGAATACTGAAGTTGCGTTACCACTACGTAACATAATAAGTATGGTGGCTGCTGCATCTGTAGCAACATGGGCATACTTCGGTATTATCGAAAGATTAAATCAATTAGAAACTAACATCACTATGATGAAGTCAGACTTGGAACAGAACACAGAGTTCCGTATTAAGTGGCCTCGTGGTGAAATGGGCAGCTTGCCAGCAGACAGCGAACAGTTCATGCTTATTGAACATATAGCCAGTGAACTAGAAAAACTACAGAATGAAATAGAGGATGGCAAAGCACCATATGACCAGCAGCAAAAACTAACGCTAGAGTTTTATGAGAAGCGTATTACAAATTTAGAAGATAACATAGAGAAGTTAAGAAACGGCAATGATTGAACTTACTTTTGTATTGTTGTTAACTATGGGTAGTGAAAAGGTAGAGTACACCCCGTATCAATCTTTATCACAGTGCCTATCGGTAAGACGTAAAATAAAAAGAAACACAGGCCCAACCCATAACTTTGATCAAAAGTGGTCCTGCAAAGAACTTACAGTTAAAATAGATGAAGGCACTGGCAGCATTTTAGAAATTGTAGAATAGTAACTTAGGAACCAACCAACATGATTGCCGAAACCCTCGCAGGTATAGCACTTGTGAAGAGTGCCGTAGATGGCATTAAAGGTGCTATTAACACCGCCAATGATATAAGTGATATAGCTGGGCATATAGATAATCTATTTGCTGGTGAAAAACAAGTACAGCAGGAACGTGCTAAAAAAGCTGGCGTTGGTATAACAGATCAGTTTGGTGTAGACAATGTAGCACGTGACGTTATTGATGCTAAGATTGCAGCAGAGAAACTACAAGAAGTAGCCACTATGGTAGACATGAGATTTGGTCATGGAACATGGAAGGGCATACTAGCTGAAAGGCAAAAGCGCATACAAGAAGCTAGAGAAGCTGCACTTAAAGCTAGGCGTGAAGCTATACGAAAACATAACGAGATGATGGAAAATATAAAGATTGGTATAGGCGTAGGTACAATAGGTGTTATAGCTATAGGTTTACTTCTTTGGGCAATTGCAGCATCTGCTATGGCGTATTCATTATTTACTTGACAATTAGAAATATAAATGGTATAACTGTATTATGAAAGCATCACAGAAAAGTCTATCCAATTGGACTAAACAAGATTGGAAAACTAAAAGTGGCAAACCCTCCAAGCAAACAGGTGAGCGTTATCTTCCGGCATCAGCGATTAAAGCCCTCACGCCAGCGGAATACTCAGCCACCACCGCTGCTAAAAGAAAAGGAACTGCTGCTGGTAAGCAATTCGTCAAGCAGCCTAAAAGTATATCAAAGAAAACTGCCAAATTCAGACGAGGACGATAATGCTTAACTTACTTATAGGACCAATTGCAGAAATAGCTGGCACATGGATGTCAGGCAAAGTAGAACAGACAAAAGCTAATGCACAGACTAAGGTAGCTAAAGCACAAGCTGAAGCTGTCGTTATGCAGAAAAAAGCTACTGGCGAAATTGATTGGGACTTGGAGATGGCTAAAGGGTCAGCTAACTCGTGGAAAGATGAGTGGCTGACTATCTTATTTAGTATCCCACTTATCCTAGCATTTGTACCCGGCATGGAAGATGTAGTAGCAAATGGTTTTGCAAGACTCAACGAGATGCCTGAATGGTATCAATACTCACTTGGAGTTATCGTTGCGGCTTCTTTTGGAGTTCGTAGCGCAACAAAATTCTTTGGTAAAAAATAGGGAGAAGTAAATTGTTAAGAGCAAAAAATAGACCAAGGGGTCCTATTGGTAAAAAACCTACACCAAGAACGGGCGGCGGCATGAAGAAACCTCCAATTCGGGGGCCAAAACCAACAGACACAGGGGGTCGTGTAGTAACGCCTAAAAAGAGACCCCCAATCCGGGGGCCAAAACCAACAGACACAGGTGGTCGTGTAGTAATGCCTAAAAAGAAACCACCAACACCTAGAGTATCTGATACAGGCACTGGTTTGAGACGTCCTAGACGAACTATTAGAAACGGTAATGATGGTTTAACTCCTGTTCGTAGGCGTAGAATGTTAAGACCACGCCGTGGGCTAATGCGCCGGGGTAGATAATCTTGACCCACACAATGGAAAAAATATTAGCATGGCGAATCCTTCCAAGACTAATGATGCTAATGATGTCACTATCAGCGTGGCGGGTAGTAGAGTGGTTTATGACACTACAAGACCCGACAAGTCAACAAGCGGCACTAGTGAGTGTAGTCACGGGGGCCATGACAGGTGCATTTGCGGTATGGATGAATCACGAAGGAAAAGAAAATGAAGTACAACCGACAAGACCTGATAGACAAGTTAGTGGTAAGCGAGGGTCTAAGGCTACAGGTGTATAAGGATACA